CCCTCTTCGTCTTGCGACACTGCGGGGTTGACCTCTTGTTTTGCTTCTTCTGTTGTGTTATCAACAGTTTCTTCCTGCACACTTTCTTGTGTGTCAAGAACTTCTTCTGTGTTTTCTGACATGATAAGATATTATATAAATGTTACTATTATAATTACCTAGGCTCAAAAGAACCTAAGTCAAAGCCACCGCCAATTATGTCGTTTCCGCCGGATTCGAAGTTTTGCGGAGGTGTATTATTTTTTCTTTGATTTATTAATTCACTTTGTTGTGATGCTTGAATCTTTGTTCTATCGTCTTTGCGATCTTCTTTTTGAGATTCTCTTTGCTTTAAAATATCAGTCTCCATACCTTTTAGTTGCATGTTGTACTGAAACTCCTGAGCCATTAATTCTTTTTTAGCGGCCACTTCTGCTTGAAGCTTTTGTAATTCCATCTGACCTTTCATTTGCTCTAGTTCCGCTTTCTGCGCTGTTAAGGCTTGGTTTTTCATAACCTCAGCATTTGCGGCAACTTCTTGTGCTTGAGCATTTGCCTGTGCTTGTGCTTGTATGTTTTGCTGCTGCATCATTTGGTCTCGCTCTTGCTTTTGCTTGCGTCTTATTTTAAGTAATTGATTAGCTAATTTAAGATTTTTGATAGTCCTAATATCTATAGCATCATCTAAATCTATAAGCCCCGCCGACAAAGCCGTTTGAATGTTATTTTCTAACATAGCTTTTTCTTCTTCGTCTGGCATCAATTCTATAAATATACCAAAATCGTGTAAATGTAGGTTTTCCATTTCAGATAGCGTAGCTACATTATGCGCACCTATTTTCTGTATAAAGGCCTCCCTAGTTGGTGAGTACTCTATTATATCAGATATTCTTAATGATAAACCTTCAGCTAACTGCGATGTTATAAATAATCCGCCTTCCATTATGTGCCTAGTAGCGGTGTTGGAATTAGCAGCCGCTATTTTTTGTACACCAACCAAAGCTTTTGCATCAGGCATACTGCCATCTCTGGCTTCATTTAAACCTGTTACATCGCGGATCATCTGTAAATAGTAATTGTACGTAGCTATAAGAGACTGAAGCTTATTACCACCAGACCCTGTTTGCAATTCTTGTATTGGCACTTTACCAGGATTCATATCACCGTCTTGAGTGAACGATCTACCAATAACAGAACCTGTTTGGAAAAACATATTTAATGCTTCCTGAGGGTTATAATTTGTTCCATTGCCTAAGTCAATCTCGGCTAAGCCATCGGCATCTAAATATACACCGTCTGGAACCATTCTTGACATTACTTGTTGTAACTTTAAATGAGTAAGTTGTATCATATCTGCAAAACCAGTTGTTCTGCTAACTAATGATTCAATTTTACCCTTATACATTCTTGGCGCTGTGATACTATAATTCATTAATACTTTTGAATTATCGCTTTTCGGACGCATCATGTTTTTAGCCATATCCCACTTAAGTAGCATATCTGTGCCTAATACTAATACACCTTCGTATAATACCTCTAAAGACCTTGATAATTTACCAAAGTTCTTTTCTAATTCTTCAACAGGTGGATCAAATTGATCATCTCTTATTAGTATTTTTGTAGCACCAGTCGCGGTTTCTTTTACTTTATAAACCTCATTCATGTAGGTTTTATAATTAAAATATAAGATCTGCACCGTATTACTGTCTGACCTATCGTAATTAGTTATTGTGCGATCATAAAAACCGTTGTTTTGAAAACCTTGTTTAGATATTCTTTCTAAATCATCCTGAGTTAATTCAGGAAATTGCTTTTTAAGTTCATTAAGTGGTATGCTTTTTACTTCGCCGCAATAATATATGTCATCAAAATAAGGCGACTCTGTGTAGGACCATACAAGATTTGCGGGGTCTACATAGTCTACCGTTACGCCCTCAGATTTGGAAAAGTTATTTTTAACAGCTCCAATACCAATGGTTGTTAAATCGTATATGATTCTTTTTTTAGTAAGATCATAATTATTTCCATTAAGTAAAGTTTCTATAGCTTGTTCCTCTGCCATCTCTACAGCTTGCTTATACGATAGCTGCATATGTACTTCTAACTCTTCTTTGTTTTCAGGTAAATTATCTTGATCGGATTCGAACAAATTAATACCAAATTCAGCCTGTACAAACTCATTCATTTCTTTCGTTTGCATATCACGTATGATAGACTCCATATACTTTGTTCTTTTATCAACACCGTATGGATCTTGAGAATAAGCTTTAATATCGAATGCTCTTTCTGAAATACCGTTAACTACTATATCAACAAACTTTGGTATAATAGGAACAGGTTTCCAATCTAAGTTTAAATAAGATAAGTCACCGTTAATAGACAACTCGTCTTTGTATTTTTGTATACCCTGTTCTCCTCTAGAGTATAATCTTAAATTATGGAATGTGTTTTGATTACTTCTAAACCGTGTAGTACCAGAGTCTGATTTAAACCACTCATCCTGAATGGCTCTTCCAACTCTTAATCCATATTCCGAGGACATTTTCTCAGTGTCGCTCGCAACCTGGCTTGGAAAAAAACTTTTTATAACTGACTCAGCCATATGTTTATTTTATTATTTTGGATATTGCACCGGTGTTCTTGTACTTTGATATGCTTAAATTTAGTTTCGGTTTTTGTACAACTGCATTTGGTCTATATAAATGCCTATTGCACGCCATTATAGCTAAGCCTGAGCTAATCGCTGCATCAAATTTTGTTCTTTTATTTATGTCAAACTTAGCCCAATCATTTAGTGTATCATTGAAATACAGATTACCATATTCCCCGTCACTTTTTAATCCAACATAAGATTGTATGTAAGTTTCAATTGCGGCAGCATGAGCTTGTTTAATATCTTCACTTGAATTAGGTATTCCCCCAACCTCTTTTTCTGCCACAGATAATTTATTATATACTTTATCTGGTCTATTCATGGAGTAGCCTCTATAGCCCCTTCTTTTTAAATAATACAATAACCTAGGTTTATTGTTTTCCGCGAGTATAGGCATACCATAAAATACTAAAGCCATTAATACATCTTCAAAAAACATTTCCGCTGTTTGTGGCCTTGCTACATATTCTAAAAAAAATGTATTAGGCGGCGCATCTTCCATGCTAAATTTAGTTAATCCGTGCAACGCGCCTTTAGACCCTTTTCCGTCTGTAGTTCCTGATATATCGTAACTATCACAACCAAATGCTCCCATATGCTCATTACCTGGAAATCTAATACCATTTTTTGTTATTTGCTTATTCTGCAAATTAGTTCTTGGTATCCAAGAAATATTAAATCTACCACTAGGGTTAGGACTAAACATTACCTTGGTATCTTTAATACCGTTTTCCCATTGAAAACTACCTCTTGTTATAACGTTAGTATTACGCAAGTCTTCATTATAATCAATTTGTTCGTATATTTTTACTAAATTAAATATACTGTTTTTTGTTTCATCTCTGAATGCGTGCTCTTCCGTTCGCGGAAATTGTCTGTAATACTCGTTTAAAGCATCTTGGTCGCCTTTTAATCCGTCTACTTCATTATCCCAATGTTCGATGACGCCAACTTCGATAGCGTCTCCGTATGGGCCAACGCAATCTTCTGATGGGGTTTCGAATACAGGCATTCCATAATCATCAATGAATCCCTCGTAATTCCATTCCATAGGAATGAACAAAGAATATAATCCTGACTTAGTTTGTCCATTACGATTTCTTTTTGAAACATCTGAGTCATTATAAAGTTTTTTAAAGTTCTCACCGCCTTTATCTAAAGCGTTTGATGTTGAACCCATCATGCACTTACCTATTACTCTGCTTCCTAGCCTTAACGTTGTTTTCGTAACCCTCCAGTTGTTGAGGATGTTGTTCGGCCTTTCCCATTTACCGGATTCATCATGGACGAGTAATTTAAGCTTCTCCCCGTCGTATGCGTTGTCACCCGTATTTTTCCAATCGATAGTTGTGTCGAGGCCCGATAAGGTTTCGACGGCTGTGTTATTGTCAAGTTTGCGCCTGGTAAACTTGGAGGCGGGGAC